TACTTGTATCATGGTTAGCACTCATAAGATGCACATCTTTATGCTTTGTGAACTGTTCATTATCAATAGCACCGTGTTTTGCTTTCATATCTGCTATAGATTTGCCTTCGTATTCTGTATGTATTGCCAATCCTAACTTGGCCTTAGAAGCTGCCTTACCATGTTCTGAATCATGTGGTGCGTGATATGTAATTAATTGTGGTGTAAATTCTACCCTATCATTTTTCTTTTTAACATCTCCAGCGTGCATTATATCTGCTTGATATACACCATTAGGTTTAATTTTATGTGCGTGATCTAGAGCTGCTTTTAATTTGGATACAAGTCCAGGAGCATGTCCATGATTAGCATCTATATCTTCGTGTGTATGATTAATCTTTGGATTTTTATTAAATGCTGATTTGGATGCTACAAAGAACTTTCCGTTCTCTGGGTGTTTGCCAAATACAACACTAGGACTTCCATCATATTTAATAGTTGTTTGTGTCTGAGATTTGCCTTTACCTTGTAGATCATTATGTACATCATTAATTGTATGAAACGCATGTCCAAAGCCTTTGTGTCCAGCATGGATTACATGATCCTCCACATGCTCTAGATGCTTCAGTTTATCTTCTTCTTTATCTTCTTTTAAAAATTCAGTAAAGCGCATAACAGTATTTATAATATCTTAACAAACGGAAAGTCTAACCGTTGCTTTTTTGTTCCTCTTAATTTTCCAACTTCTGGAATGGGTAATGGTGCCAGAAAGGTGTCTTCATCCATATATTCTGTCTTATTTACTTTCCCGGTTACAATACCATGTCTAGGTTGGCCGTGTAATTCCATTACAAGATTTGTTTTTGCCTTCTCCACACCATTAGCATATAATCTTTCTAAAAACTCTCTATCACCATAATGATGTCCTGTAAAAGACTCATCATAGCCTTTATTTTTATTATATGTGTCTTTATGTATCAAAAAACAATTCATGTGTCCTGGGTGATCCCAAATAGTTTGGAGTCTATGTAAGTAGCATCTATGATGATATGTAACATCTTCTTTCACTATAATTTTTTTAAGTGCAGCAATTTGTCCTGCTGGCAGGAACATATCCATATCAAGGAATTGGATAGGATCTGTTGTGGAATACTTTGCTATTAAATTTCTACAACCATGGGAATTAAAACCTAAGTCCCTTGTAACTTTCCATAGTTGTAAAGTAGGTTGAAAATGTTCTGGTTCGTAGTATTTTAAAATATCTATTGCAGGATACATTTCTGAGCCATCATCTACAACAAAAATATCTACACCAGCAGGATATGTTTTCCATAACTCTAGCTGGCGAGTTAAATAATCGGGATTATCGAAATAGGTGTAGCCTAAAGTTACCCTAGTCTTCTCCCTTGATTTTGGTGATGTCTTCTGCTGGGAAGTCAATTTGGTCTCCCTGATTAAGTTGAAATTGTTCGTTGTGAGTTAGACTGTTCTCGTCATACAAATCAAAGCCTGTATATATTTCCACGACTTTGGGTGTCAATCTACCTTCTAGGATATGACTAAGTTTTTCTATCATACCCCCTACTGCCCTAATTGAAGGTTCCTCATCTTCAGCTATTTCCAGGTAGCCAATAATATATTCATTAGAACCTACAGGTTGCCACATAGGAAAGTCTGGACTTTCGCCTTTAGACTCCCAAATTCTAGTGGACGCTACTGCTTTTAACTTCGGCATTATATAACTCCAAATTATCTTTTACTTTACTTATATCAATATCATTAGCAGAAGCAATCTTTTGTGCTGTATGTTTCCAATAGCTTTTGAATTCACCATGTAAAGCTCTTTTCTCAGCATTTAAACAATTAACCACTCTACGAATCGCTGTTGTCTCGTTCTTCATCATCATTCCTCTTTTTGTTAGCGGCTATCACCTCAGGCATTACTGCATCTGTGTAACCAGTTATTTTTTCAATTTCATTGGATTGTATTCTTTGTCTGAGACTTGTACTCGAGAACGAGTGATCTCTGACATTGTAAAACAATTCAATATTACGGTCCAAACATATTTGTTTAGCTGTAAACTCTTTGTCCCTATATTCAGTACCTAGTATTCTAATATTTAAAGGTAGTGTAAGGAATAAATCTTCTAATTCTGATTCTGTAGAGTACATAACTATCTCATCAACATACTTCACAGCAGCTAATTGTATTTGTCTTTCTACTATACTTTGAATAGGTTTGTTTTTAGTATCTCTGTCCTGGGTAGGATCTACTTGCAGCGCTGCTATCAGGTAATCACAATGTCTTTTGGCCTCTTCTAACATAACGACATGTCCTGCATGTAACAAATCAAATGTGCTACATGTAATGCCAATTTTGCCACAATCTTTGTAATCTAACCTCATATCTCCATCTCCATCTTGACGTCCTGTTGACCTTTGGTTGAAGTCGTCTTAACAAGTCTCAAGTCTTCCTCCATTATGTATAAGAACAGAAGAAGTAGGAGATTGTGAACAATATGTCTCCATTTTTTCCACAAACCGCATTATATATCCTCCGAACATACTATTAACACAAAATCAACACAATTCATCTAACCATTCTATCTGTATGTCCTCTACGAACTCTAAGAAGTCTAATTGGTTATCATCTATCTCATCATATTGTTTTTTAAACCAAGTACCTGACTCTTCAATATTCTTATCATTAACATACACACCACAGAAATTTATGAACTCATCCTCATATTGCATACTTAATACAACATCTGAATCTGTAGCTCTTAAATGTTCTAATAAACCTTCGAAAAACTTATGAGGAGATATCCACGATGATTTAACTTCTACTTCTGTTCCCATGAACTTTGTAATCTCTGCCTTACGAGGACCAACCCAAGTCTCCATAAACTCTTCATCTACGATTTCCTGATTAGTAAGATAAAAGTCTGCAAACTCTAATCCTTTTTCATCAAAGGTTTCAATGAATTCAAAAACTCTTACGAATTCTCTTTCTGCTTCATTATTACCTTTTTCAAATTGTATAGTGGAATATACATTATTTGCCATGCACTTTCTCCCTTTGTCTAACGAATGTCTTTGCTGTATCAACAGCTATATTTCTATCTCCAACATATTCTGTAAAGACCAAATCGTCCTTACTAAAAAACTCTACTTTGAACATTCCGTCTGGCACCTCCATAGGTGAGATCTCTGCTCTAAAAAATTCGTTACCAAAGGTTGCGTCTATATTATTCAACGGGATATCTGTCTCCTGGAAAATTGAACGCTCTGCTATTGAGAATATCTAACTTCTCTTGGTTTTCTGCTATAATTGCGATTTGTGTATCAAGGGCTTGAACTACATCTGGATGTTCGCCTATACCTGCTGGGTTTTCTAAATAAACTCTAACATTAGCTTTTGCTGAGGCTATGTTGCCTCTGTATTGCTGTTCTAAAGCATCACACATTTCTTTACCTATGTTTACTTCTTTATATGCCTCGCCTGCCATTTAATACTCCGTTTGTTGTCTGGAGCTCGGAATAGGATTTGAACCTACGACCTGAGGTTTACAAAACCCCTGCTCTACCAACTGAGCTATCCGAGCAAAAATCTGTGGGTCTTTTATTTCTTTTGTCGTACCCAGGACAAATATGTTTTTATCAGTCTTGGTTTTTAATGAGGTCCAACCCTCTCTCCTTTTATTTATAGTAGGTACTTTGGCCTCGGACGACCTCGGTGTACCAAACCTCAAAAAATGTAATGGAGCACATGCGCTAGTTCCCGACTTAGAGTGCTCCATTGATCTAGCCTTAGCTAAATGATACGCCAGCTTTAAAAGCTGCTGCTATCATTGCTCTACTAGGTGTACCAAGACGGTAAGTAGGGTTACCTACTGCATTGGTATTGGTGTAGATAGGATACCCAGCTTGTCTAAGAACATGAATCTTAGCAGGTAGTCTATTTACTTTAAGTTTGTGCGTTGCTACTGCATTGCTCAAACTGTTCCCTTTATTCAAAAAGTTTAGAACCTTTTGAGTTTGGGTCACTTTACGATTAGCCATATTAGCTCTCCATATTATTGTTGGCAGAATTGCCAGGTTGTGCACCCTCATTAACAACGACTTTAGAAGTCCTTGTTGACTTAGGTACATTACGATATACGACCTTCTGCAAAGCGTCTCTAACATCAAAGTTGGACTTAATGTCTTCCCTTTCAAGTAGAAACTCTGACGCTTGCTTCTTGGTCATAGCTTCCGGCAATTCAGCGAACCAAGTATCTTGGTTACCCTTAGCCGTAAGTTTCTTAATGCGTGAAACCATATCATTACCGAACCTAGCCTTAGTTTGGCCTGACTCAGTCTTGCTATAGCCTGCATAGTTAAATAATTGATCTGTCATAACAGCATATCTCCATTTCTAATTTATAAGTAACATTATGCACTCTTACGAACAAAATGTCAACCACTAATAGGACCAAAACAGCAATTAAGCTGCTAACCTAGTCAGTACCCTCTCCTTACGATAAGCAATCCTCTTACTGTAGCAATAAAAGCCGTAATCTTTCCAGCCTTCATGTACACAATCCTCAGCTTGCATATCCCATTCAAGAGCCTGTCTAAAGTCCTTTGCTCCCATATTAACTAAATTGGTAAAGTGTTCTTTGAGTTCAACCCAAGATTCGTTCTCCATAGTTTCTATGCGTTTGGCTTCTTCATTAGCTGCCTCGCATAGACTATCAAGTTCTTTCTTGAGCTCTGGAACAGACCAATCATTATAAGTGCCTCTAGGTCTAAACCCATAAGCATCCTTATGAACATCACTAATATAAGTTAGTAATTGTTCTTTTTCTGATAGTTCTTCCCAAGTTCTCATTTTTACCTTACCTTTTTATTTAATATACCGTTATTATGCACTCTGGTGGACCATAAGTCAAGCATTTTCTTAAATCTTTTTTGGTTATAAATCAGTTACTTAGGCATAATGTAAGTATGTTGACATAATAAATTTGTCTTCACCTGTACATTTATTGCCAATATGAGGGTATTCGTAGTTAGGTGGGAATATAACTACCCTACCTTTCTTCGGTTCTACTCCTAATCTTTGTAATGGGAAATCTGTGTTTCCGTCGCTGTCATTTAAGTAGAATAAGAATGCCACTGCTCGAATAGCACTTTTGTGGTCTGTAACATCTACATGGACATCAAATTTGTCTTCTGTATCTGCTGTGTACTTTTTAATTCTTAACTGCTCAAATCCAGCTAATTTGATATGAAGTCCTGTACCCAAATCTGTGAGGTATTGTTTGAATAACTCTCCTAAGTGAGCCATTAATCTACCATGGACTTCATCTGTGTGATGGTTGCTGGTGTAGTTATATTCGATAAACTTCATGATACCATCATCTTGAGGTACATGTTTGTCTTCATTTAGATCAAATGTTTTGATAAGTTCATCACAGAAATCTGGACTTAATGCTCCATCATATATTTTTAGAGCGCCAGGCTTTTGTTCACCGCCTATTGTTCCGTCGCTATTTCGTCTTTCGTTTTCCATACTAATTTCACTCCACGCCTTGTTAATTCATTAATAAATTTATTTTTATGTTTAGGTTTGCCCTTGTTAATAGCTTCTATTAATTCTTCTGTAGAAGTTTGTCCTACATAATAGTGTTTCATTCTAGTTCTTTTTGTTGGTCTGCCGTCTGGACCTTTAATCCATTCCTTGTGGCTCTTTTTGAATTTTGGGGGCATCACTTCTCTCCATTTTTTAATTTATTAATTTCCTCTCCGTTAGTTTTAATTTTGGCATTTTGCATAGCGTCAACTATTTTTTGTGCCTTCTCTTGTTGCGTGTCCCGATGTAACTCAGGGTCAACTATCTTTTCTAACTTCAAAAACTCTATTCTAGCATTTGGAACATACCTCCATGTATATCCATCATCTCCATATATTCCAAAAACTGTTTCACTCATTCCAATTTTAACTATCAAGGCATGTTGCCCATCTAATCTTACTTTATCACCTTCTTTAAAGGCGGGGTTAAATCTAAACTTAGCACCTTTAACAAAAGATGTAGCCCAGTCTCTAATTGCCAGTCCAACCATGAGGGTGAGTAAAAACCCTATGAACTGAATATAGAAATCTGATAATACTATCTCAGGCATTTACTTCTCTTTATGCTCTGTGCTGGTTGAGTTTACATATAAACCAAACCAAGCTGCTCCAGCTCCTACAATTACTGACACCAAACCTGCTTGTTCTGCATTGGGTGTAGGTATTTCCATGAACCATGTAACAACCTTAAATAATAGGTAAATGTACATACTAATAAATGCTCTAGGAAATATACGCCATCTAGAAAAGTACTCAGGTGCAATCCACATCCAACCTCTATCATCAGGTGCACTCCACCAAGGTTTTGTAGATGCTGCTGGTTCCTCTTCTACCGGGGCTGCTGCTGTCTTCAGAGCCTCATATTCTTCTAAACTTAAATTTACTGTTGAATCTTCAGCCATTTGTAAATAACTCCATATGCTTATTTTTTAATTTGGACTTAAATAATAGTCCTGCAATATCATATGTATTTATACTACTTTTAACCTTAGCAAAAGGAATATAGCCTATTCTTAGTGCAGGGTCGTCTAAAGCAGGTAAATTTAATCTATCTTTTAACTTTCTATGAGCAAAAGATAACTTTCCATTAAACTGAGGTATTTCCTCAGGGTTAATCATATCACCTAACCATATATGAAAACTAGGTCTAGCCAAGTATTGAGGTATATACTGTTCAGGTTTAATATTCCAATCTGCTGTATGAGCAATCTCGGCAAAGTGTTTACCTACATGTGCATAATTAATATATAGCCATCCAGGTTGTCTTTCAATAGTAAAATACTTATAGTCTTCTGGAGTCAATTCCATTTCTGCAGATGAACCAGGTCTTGTCATATATCCCCATCTAGGTGGAAAGTCATTTTCCACTAATTCAAGATAATGAATAAGATTATTTAATCTTGACATTTCAGGATCGTTTTCATTGTCTGCAAAAAATTCATGTAGTTTATTCAAATCTTTTGTAGGTTCCATACCTAACATAAAAACTATTTTGTCTATTTCATCTTGAATTACTTCTGCAGTTTCACCCATAAAGTAAAACTCCTGAGCCTCATCAAGATTAGTTTGTAGAAACTTAGCATAGCGTTTTGCTACATCAGTATCTAATACTTCAAAATCTATTCCATTAAAATTTAAGATCATCATATGCACTCTCTGTCCTTGCCCTGTCGAATACAGGAACATCAATGTTTGAATCCGTTATGGCCTGTTGGGCAGAATCTTCTAAATCATATAATCTCATTTTAGATCTATCCACACCAATCATGAACCTTCTGTTTCTTGTAGGATCAGCATATCTGTTTTTCAACTGTTTAATCATTAGCTGTCCCATCTGTTCTAACTCTTCTGTACTAATAATAGCAAACATCAAGTCTGCTGTAGCAGGAAGTCCAAAACTCTCAGATGTATCTGTAAGTTCTACATCACTGCTGTTATAACCACCTCTTGTTGTCTGTGTAGCACTAAATATAGGAACATCTAGTTCTACTGCCAAACCTCTAAGTTCTTCTGCAATACTCTTAATAATTGTATAAGAGTTAGCACTACTTCCAGGTTTGAATCTAGAACTTGTACATATATTTAGATAGTCTATAAAGACAATATCAGGATGGAAATTCCTTTTCAATTTTAATTCATCTATCAAGGCCTTGAAGTGTCCACTATGTGCAGACGCTGTAGGATATTCCTTAACAATTAATCTACCTTCTATTTTATCATTTACCTTAGAAATCCTATCATCAAACATAGGCTTAGATAAGTCTTTTAAATCCATAATAGGAATGTTCATTAGGTTAGCATCTATTCTTTCTGCGATGCGTTCTTCTGACATTTCTAGGGTAATATATAACACATTTTGTCCCTTAGAGATGCTAGCAGACGCCATATGACACATGAATAGGGATTTACCTACACCAGTACCCGCCAATGCTATATTAAGAGTCTTATTAGATAAACCACCTTCTGTAATTTTGTTAAACATTTCTAAATCAAAAGCAACCTTCTCTTCTAACCTATGATAAAAGTCAAAACGCTTATCGGCATCTTCTATAAAGTCATGGCCTACATTAGTATCAAATCCTACTTGTAATGCTTTAGTCAACATATCAGGCAAAGCATCAGGAGTCATATCCTTTTTCTTACCATCAATAATTTGTATACCTTCTAATACTGCATTAAATACTGCCTTATCTTTACAGAACTTTTCTGTTTCATCTACGAGCCATTGCAGTTCCTGAGGCTCTTGTTTATATTCAAATATTGTCTGTAATAACTTAATATCTTCTTCTGTTCCTTTATCAAAAGCAACAGACATAGCTTCCATTGTAGGAGCATTGTTGTATTTTTCTACATAACCTTTAATCTCATTAAATGCAAACTTATGTTCGTTATCAGAAAAGTAATCATCCTTTAGGAAGGGTAGAACCTTTCTCAGATATCTTTCATTTTTTATTAGGTTAACTAGGATAATAGTATCAAGCATTCTTTTCGTTCTCTACAAATTCTTTATAAACTTCTACCACACAAGGTGCACAAATATACACCTCAGCATCTTCACTATGGAAACAATATGCCTTATCTTTTTCTTCTATAGGTTTTTGACACCTATCACACTTTATCGTATTCTGCGTCAATGTCTTCCTCACTAATTTCCTCTGCCATCATTTCAACAGAGCCAACAGTATAAGCTTTCTGTACCCATTCGCCAAATCTAGAATCTGAGAGTACGGGCAACCAAAAGTCTTTACCTAAATCCTTAGCTCTTACTTTAGGATCAACTGCTTCTCCTGTGTCCATATCAACTCTCTGATACCAACCATTACTAGGTTTAATTACATGTCCAGATGCCATAGCCATGTCTAGTAAACCAGACCATTTGCTAATACCATTTTCCCATGTAACTTCTACAGGAATCTTAGACTTCTCTCTAACAAACCTAGACTTCTCAACATTAATTACAAATTCATAACCTGTAACTTCTGTTCCTGTCTTTTGTTGTCGCCTACCAATAATAAAAATGTTATCTGCAGAATAGTAAATACCTGTACCACCACTAACAACATCTTTAGGAAACAATCCTATCTCTTTATATGTATGGTTAACAACAATAGCAGGAATATCTTTAATTGTTAGATGAGGTGTAATCATTCTAAATAAGGACTTCATTTGTTTAGCCCTTGTCATGTCTGCTACACTCTTACCTTCTAAGGCATCTTCTACTTCTTTCTTAGAAGCTAAGTTACCTACAGAGTCAACAACAATCATAATATTATCTTGTCTTTCAACACCATTTAATTGTTGCATCACATCATGTTTTAATTGTTCAATGTCTGCAATAGGTGTATGTAATACTTTGCTAGTATCAATATCAAAAGTCTCAAAATAAGACTTAGGTGCACCAAACTCACTATCATAAAATAAAACAACACCTTCTGGATATTTCTCCTGGTGTGCCTTAATTAATAGCATAGCAAATGCTGTTTTAAAGTGTTTACTAGGACCTGCAAATACTGTTAGTCCAGGTGTAAGTCCACCATCCAATTTACCACTTAAAGCAACATTAACTGCTGGAACAGATGTCTGTATTAAGTCTTTATCATTAAAAAACTTAGAATCAGTTAGAATGTTTGTATCTTTAATCGTGGAATTTTTTTGTAATTTATCTAATAGATTACTCATTATTTCTCCTACTTTTATTAGCTTCCAAAGCTGTTTTCATTATGTTATTTGTATTGTAGCACAGCGAAGAAGCATGTGTCAAATCTTTTGGTAAACAAGTTCCACCAAAACCATGTAGTCCATCAGGACCAGGAACAGCCCAATGTGTTCCTCCTAAGTTAGCATCCTCTTCTAAAAAATCCTGTATTACTTGATAGTCAGTATCATAAACATCACAGATTGCTTTGAAGTCATTTGCTAATCCTACTTTAACTGCCAGTGCAGCATTTCTAAGCATTTTTATTGCACTTGCCTGTACAGGTGTAACTTGTTTTACAAATTTATTTCCTCTGGACATTAAATCTATAAAAGGATCACAGTTATAACAACCAATTAAAAGATCAATGTTTTCATCATCAACATCTTCCTTCCAATGTTTCTCTCTCAAGAATTCTGGCATTATAATCAATCCTCTATTAGCATATTGAACAGCTTGATCAGGACCTATTGTACTCCTAATAATAGGTTGTACTCCTATATAAAGTTCTGATAGTATCTTATCTATAATAGAAGTGTCTAAAGATCCGTTCTTTAGGTTAGTTGGAACACAAATAAATGCGTAATCTATTTCTGCCCAATTATCTACTGTATATCCTAAGTCAGGATCTTGAATATAAACATCTAAAGGTTCTTCAAATTTTTCCTTTAGAAGATATTCTGTAGCTTTACCTACGAATCCGTATCCAATGATTGCAATTTTTGTATTCTTTTCCATTGCTCTTCAATCTCTTTTTCTTGATCTTCAAGTTTCTTTTTCTGAAACTTAATTGTATGCCCCTGTAATTCTGGATTCAAGTGTCGCGATTTGTTCTTCCTTCTTCTTTGTCCAGTTCTTTTCATTGCGTTCCTTTCCTTGCACAATTTTTGGTGTAAATTTAGATGCTTTAAGTCTTTCTAAAGCACCTTCCCTTCTAGCTTTTACGCCTTTCTTTCTCCAAGCATGAGTTCCCATTATAACTCCTCAATAATTCCTAGTATCTCTGCAACAAAAAAAGCTGCTAAAAATACTTGCCATGCCCATGGCTCGTTAATAACAAATGGTATCACACAACCACCACATCTGAAACCACTTTTCCATATACTATACATGAAGTGGCTATCTCTCTCATCTTTATTTTTCATATTTTACTCCGTCAATATCTCCTTTAAAAAAACCATCTATTAATACATACATCATGGTATTAGAAACTATTAATACTCCAAACATTGCCCAGCCTGCCATAATATCCATTATCCAAATAAATCCTCTAGTGTAGCTTGTGGCTCTGTATTCCATCCTAAAGGTTTCAATATATTTTCTAAAGGATCAATAAATGCTTTCTGAAATATTAAATCATAATCTACATACTTGTTCACACCAAACTCCTTAGGAAGTTTAGTTACAAAGGCAATAGTATTTTCATGTAAACTATTAGGCTCCTTTAAATAAAGGAACTTAATCTTGTCGCCTTCTTGTATTTTCTCATACTTAAGGTTCAAACTTTGATCTTTTAAGAGCTTATTATACAGTAAAGAACCACGAACATGTATAGGTGTGCCTTTCTGATAAA